CGATTCAGAACGTGGTTATCCCAAGTGCGTGCCGGCAGCCAAAGCGGCTAAGATGTCGAAAAAGGAAGTGGCTTCTGCTGTAAGGCGGAAGCGATCGAAAAAACAAGGTGTGGGCGGTAAGCCCACCAATGTCAAAACATTTGCAGCCGAAGGAGGCTCAATCATGAAAATGAAAACTAAAGGGTACGCCAAAGGTGGCGCAGGCAAAAAAGAAGACGCTATGCAGGTCATGATTGCAGTTGGCAAGCCTAAAGGTGGAATGCAGAAAGCTAAAGGCAAAGCAATGGGCGGCATAATGAATGGCATGATGATGAAAGCTAAGGGTAAAGCTGCTGGCGGCGCTATGAAGAGCAAAGCAAAAGCAAGTCCTGTGCGCTCTCCATCCAAAAAGAACAGCGGCTTATACGGTCGATAAATGGCTTTTCTACAATCCAGCATCCCATACTTTAAGTGCTGGGTTCGTCGAGAATATACGCACAACCATGAGAAGTATCATGGTGAGTTTTTGCACGCCATGGTAATAGGGGTAACGACCATCCCCAAAAGATGCTTGTCTTTCCAGGTCATTTTTACCGGCGCTGAAACGTACGACAATGACGAGCCTAATGTGCATGGCGGGGCTATGTGGGCAAGGATGCCAATAACAGCCTTGGTGGGCGATACGCCATTTGAAGATTGGCCAAAGCCAATGCCGGTATGGGCGGCGCAGCCTTGGGATTGTGCGTCACGCACGCACAGTGTTTATAAGCTAGAAAACTGCGACCCCTGCCCTTGGATTGCTAAGATTGACGGTAATTTTTACCCCGCAAAATACTACTTTACTGTGGATTACACAGAGTCAGACACGGCAGACGACCCTGCGCAGCACAAGCAAAACCATGTCCTAGAGCTTCTCGATGCCGGTGAGTGGACAGGCAACATTGTCGCGCTACCTAACAATCGCGTGAGAGTAACGCGCCCAGCTCAGTTTGAATTAGGCGAAGGCGCCCCAGACTTCCGCCCCTCTCAGCATATCCATTACAGCAAATCTGACTTAGACTACACTCTGGATGTAAATCAAGTGTTTGATAACTTATACGCGGGTGCTGAAGATGGCGACGAGCGGCAGTAAAGATTTTGAATTAGACGTAGCAGACTACGTGGAGGAGGCCTTTGAGCGCTGCGGTTTGGAGCTGCGAACAGGCTACGACCTCAAGACGGCTCAGCGCTCTCTCAACCTTATGCTGGCAGAGTGGGCAAATCGTGGGTTGAATCAATGGACGGTCAAAGAAAAGACCGTTCCTATGACCACCGGCACTGTCACCTACACAATTGATTCAACTAACCCCACGGCGACGATTGACGTCTTGGATGTCTTTATACGAGAGACCATTCAGGGCACATCGACAGATGTCCCCTTAAGTCGCATGTCGCGCGCTGAATATGCGCACTTGTCGACCAAGACTACCACCGGCAAGCCGAATCAATTTTTTATTAACAAGCAGCTCAGCCCGACCATTACGGTTTGGCCTCAGCCCGACAAAAACTCTACCTACACAGTACATCTCAATGTGCTTAGCCGTATGGATGATGCTGACGTCGGCGCGAATACTATGGAAGTGCCGTTCCGTTTTTATCCGTGCCTTGCCGCCGGCCTTGCCTACTACATTGCCCTTAAGCGTGCGCCAGACAAGGTGCAGCTACTCAAGGGCTTGTACGAGGAAGAGTTTCTTCGAGCGCTTTCACAAGATGAGCCTCGCTCTAGCTTCAGAGTGGCTCCCGACCTTCGCAGCTACAACGTCGCGTAATGGCTTTTGCATCGAATAAAAGAGCTTACGGAATCTGTGACATCACAGGGTTTCGGTATCGTCTTAAGGATATGAAAAAAACTTGGGACGGCTTGCTGGTGGGTCCAGATCAGTGGTCACCTAAACACCCTCAGCTCATGAAAAAGCCGACGCCGATTGATCCGCAGGCACTTAAAGATCCTCGGATTGACCAGGCTGCCGATGGTAACGACGGAAACTTCTTTACGGTTTATACGAATGTTGGTCAGGGTATACTTGGTACCCAATTGGATACCTATCAAATCAACAGCGCACTGGGTAGCGTTGAGGTAACGACATCATGAGTTTTACGCTGGCCACACTAAAATCGACCGTACAAGACTACTTGCAGGTAGATGAAACGACCTTCAACAATAATCTAAATACGTTTATTGAAGAGGCAGAAAGTCGCATCTTCAAGCTGGTCCAGCTCCCCGAACAACGCAGAAACGTGACGGGGAACCTGACTGCGGGTAATCGTTTTTTGGCTACGCCGACTGATTTTTTTGCACCTTTTTCACTGGCTGTAATTTCAAACGACCGGTATTACTACTTAGATTTCAAGCACCCGTCGTTTATCAAGGAATACAGTCCAACAACAACCACGCAGAGCAGACCAAAGTATTACTCGCTATTTGACGATACGGCTTTTGAATTGTCGCCCGTGCCGGATTCTGGTTATACGGCAGAGCTTCATTATCTTTACAAGCCAGCATCACTGACAGCGGGTGCAGATTCAGGAACTACCATCTTATCCACAGACCATCCAGATCCTTTGCTGTATGGCACTTTGGTCGAGGCGGCTATTTTCCTGAAAGAGACTCCAGACGTTATCCAATCGTTTGAGGCTCGATTCAAGGAGGGGATCGCGAGAATGAAGAACGTGAGCGAAGGCCGCGCTACTCGTGATGAATTTAGATACGACATGTTGAGAACAGGTGTAAGTTAATGTCACAAATAAGGGAGCTAGAGGGCAAGCGTATTGCCATCTTGGGGCTTGGTGCCTCGCAAATTGATTATGTAATTGCAGTAGAAAACAGTCGCCAGTGGGATGAGGTGTGGTGTATCAACTCAGCCTTCTCTGTTTTTAATTGCGACCGGATTTTCATGATGGATCCAGCGTCGCGCTACCTCGACACAGAGGACGCCGGTAATCAAACTGACGTAATGCGCCGATTACTTCCATCGTGGGATCAGTGTCCTATTTATACGTGCGAGTTAGATGAGCGAGTTCCGGCAGCGGAGCTTTACCCCGTGCAAGAGGTCATTGAGGATCAGCGGTGTGCTTACCTTAACAACACTGTGGCGTACGCGATTGCGTACGGGCTTTATAACAAAGTTGCCCACATGGATCTGTTTGGGATGGATTTTAGTTATAAGCACAACCTACATTTTGCCGAAGCCGGTCGCGGCTGTGTTGAGTTTTGGGTTTCTAGGTGCATTAGCAACGGCGTGGGAATCGGAACCAGCCCCCGATCTGCGCTGTTAGATAGCAATGTTGAGCCGCACGAGCGCCTCTATGGGTATCATCGCCTAGACGATCCGCTCATGGTTGTAACCGACCAAGAAGGCCAGTTTATCGTGTGTAACAAATCTGAGTTTGCAGGCGCTCAGAGAAAATACAACTTACAAAAGATAGAGCTACCTTCAGCACCGGAGCCATACAAAGGATGATTTCGCAAAGCTCTGACGCTGGTTTAGGTAATGTCATGGTCGCCACGTCTGACAATGGCGGCCATGCGCCAGAGTTCTGGGCTGACTTAGTCACTACCCGATTAGTGAGCATATCGTCCAATGCTGAGCCGCACGTAAGACAGCAAGCCGAGGCTTTCCGCAAACAAGTTTATGAAGTAGTATTGAGAGGCATTAAAAGCGCTATTGCATCCGACCGTACGACTCTGTCAGCGGCGTTGCGGCGTCAAGGCAACAGCCAAATGGCTGACATACTTAAGGAGCTATAAATGGCTATCACATCGGCGATCTGTACATCGTTCAAACAAGAGTTGCTGGTCGGCACGCACAACTTTACAGCGTCGACCGGTGACACATTCAAGCTGGCACTTTACAGCAGCTCAGCAACGCTAGGCGCAAGCACCACCGCGTTTACGACTACTGGAGAGGCGACAGGCACCAACTACACCAGTGGCGGGAATGCGTTGACTAACGTCACGCCAACGACTTCGGGCACCACGGCTATTGTCGACTTTGCCGACTTGACCTTTGGTACCGCTACAATTACGGCGCGCGGTTGTCTAATTTACAATGACGATCAAGCTGATAAGGCGGTTGCAGCAATCGACTTTGGAGGAGATAAAACCAGCACGGCGGGAAACTTCACTATTGTATTTCCGTCCCCGACTGCGACGGGCGCCATCATACGGCTGGCGTGATGGTTTATGCCACTCCAAACGATAGAGTTCAAGCCAGGGATCGATAAGGAGTCGACCGACTATGCGGCAAAAGGTGGCTGGGTGGATGGCAATCTCATACGCTTTCGCAAAGGACGTGTCGAGAAACTTGGTGGCTGGAATAAGCTGGGTAATTCTAGTTTTCTTGGGATTGGCCGCGCTCTGCATAGTTGGATTTCTCTCGGCGGTACGCGCTTCCTCGGAGTGGGTACGACGTTCAAGTATTACATCGAAGAAGGCGAATCGTACAACGACGTTACGCCTATAAGAACCACCACCGCTGCGGGTGACGTTACCTTTTCTGCTACTGACGGCTCCTCGACCATCACTGTCACTGATACCGCGCACGGTGCGGTTAGTAACGACTTTGTCACATTCTCAGGCGCATCGTCACTTGGCGGTAACATTACTGACCAAGTGCTCAATCAAGAGTATCAAATCACACTTGTTACTAGTTTAAATGAGTATCAGATTACAGCGATTGATACCGATGGTAACACCGTAACAGCCAATAGCAGTGATACCGGTAACGGCGGCTCTTCTACTGTAGGCACCTATCAAATAAATGTCGGACTTGACACATTTGTTAAATCGACCGGTTGGGGTGTTGGTACATGGGGCTTTGGCGGCTGGGGTTCGGCAAACGCCATCTCAGCAGCGGGACAACTCCGTTTATGGACCCACGACAACTACGGCGAAAACCTCATCATAAATCCTCGCGGTGGCGGCATTTATCGCTGGGTTGAAAACGACGGTGTTGATACGCGAGCAGTTGAGTTGTCTCAAGTATCTGGTGCCAACCAGGTACCAACACTGGCGTTGCAGGTGATTACCTCAGAAACCGATCGACATCTCATTTGCTTGGGAGTTGATCCAGTGGTGGGCGGTACACGCACGGGCGCGATTGATCCTATGCTCGTGGCTTTTTCAACGTCGGAGAATGAGCTGGATTTTGAGCCTACAGCCACTAACAGCGCTGGTGATATCCGTTTATCAAGTGGTTCCTTTATTGTCGGCGGCATCAAGTCTCGACAAGAAACTTTGATCTGGACAGACACCAGCCTTTACTCCATGACGTTTATCGGCCCTCCGTTGACCTTTGCTATGAACTTGGTCAACGAGGGTTCAGGGCTTGTCGGTCCCAAAGCTGCGGTGAATGCGCCAAATGGCGTTTACTTTGCGAGTAAGACCGGCTTCTATTTCTACAATGGTGCGGTGCAAAAAGTGCCATGCTCCGTGCAGGAGTACATATTTGACGACCTCGATTTAGGTCAAGCGTTTAAGTGCCACATGGGCGTCAACTCAGAATACGGCGAAATGTGGTTCTTCTACCCAAGCATCGAAGATGGCACGGAAGAGATATCACGTTACGCCATTTTCAACTACGAAGAGAATCATTGGTCGATTGGTAGCTTAACGCGGTACGCATGGCTAGATGCGGGGATCGAAGATCTGCCCTTTGCTACAGCCACGACATCGTCTACACAGTGCGTGTTCCAGCACGAGACAGGTTATGACAGCTACGAAGATCCGATGACAAACGTGTTTGTAGAGTCTGCTGACATTGATATTAGCAGTGGTGATTCACTGACTTTTGTTAAGAAAGTAATGCCTGATATGCGGTTTATTACGGAAGCCAGCGTTAGTAACAGCCCTGCAATGAACATTGTTTTGAAGCGCCGAGACTATCCTAGTAATTCATTGATCACGGATAGCACAAGTCAAATCACAGAAAGCACTGAGTTTAAGAACGTGCGCACACGCAGCAGACAGATCGTGTTGCGGTTTGAAAGCGATGACGACTTACCCGCAAACGATCAAAAGGGATACAAGTGGCGTATCGGCTCAACCCGACTTGATATACAGCCGAGTGGACGTCGTGCATGAGTGTTTTACTGCCAACGCGACTACCTTTGGCGCGTGGCGAGAACGTCAGCGCAGACACCTTTAATCGTTTAATACGTGTTTTAGAACTGAACTTGGGGGGCGTAAATTTCAGCATCTCTCCGCACTTTAATGCTACTGAGATAACTCAGCTCCAATTTGCCACGGGCGCGATTATTTACAATACTACCCTTTCCATACATCAAGCGTTTGATGGGGTACAATTTAGAGATTTATACGATCATCAAACCTATCCGACTGGACAAGAGATGTCGGCGACATTGGGGGCCGTTACGGTAACAACACCATGAATGATTTCATACAGAGGCGTGTTCAGCAATTACAAAGACAAGAAAGCCAGCCGATGATGATGGCCGAGGGTGGTGCGGTTTTCGATATCGAAGATCCTGAAACCATGGCTGAAGCGTCTATAGCAATGGATCAGCCCGTAACAGACCCTAATGCAGAACTACGTGCCGCTATGGAAGAGCTAATGGTGGCGCAAGAGACTGCTGAAGATCCGTTTGAGGCGCGTAAAGCGCAACAGCTTATGGAGGCCGCTCAGATTGGTGCAGAGGCACCGCTGGGTGCAATGGCCATGGAGCTATCTCAAGCGGGTCGTGGTGGCGATACCATGTTGGCCCACCTTACCCCTGGCGAGGTCGTTCTCCCATTAGGCATGATGGATGATGCCGACTTTGAGCGTGCAGTAGAAAGGCGGTTCAATGAGCTTGACCTAAACCCTGAAGAATACGTAGCGGGTATGGGCATTGCATCCTTGAACCCAAATACTGGGCTAGAAGAGTTCTTCTTAAAGAAAATTGCTAAGGGCCTGAAAAAGGTTGTTAAAAAGGTTGTTCGGCCCATCGCTTCCGTTGCGCAGTTTGTCCCCGGACCATGGCAGCCCGTTGCCGCTTTAATTAACAAAGCCGGCACTGTTTATGACGTAGCAAAAGGCAACGCAAGTCCACTGGCTTTGGCGTCTCTTGCCACCGGTGCTGGCGGATCGTTTAGCCAGAACATTAAAGACTTGCGTGGCCTATCAACTGCTGCTGGTGGCTCTGGGAGTTTACTTGGCGGTTTAAGTCAAGCTGCATCGCAAACGGGTTCTGCTCTACAAAGCGGAATTGGCAATTTGATGAGCGATCCGACTAAAACTATTTTTGGATCTGGCTCTGGCACTTTAAGGGGCTTAGCTGGTAGCGCCACCTTTTCCGGTCAGCAAGCAAAGTCTGCTGCTGAAATTTTAGGGGAGCTAGGAGACACTAATCCTGAGTTAATAAGCGTTATTGAAGACGGGCTAACAAAAGGGTTGTCGCCTGAAGAAGTGTTGGCACAGATGCAGCAATCAGGAGTCACGTCCAGCGGAAACATTTTCCAAAGAATAGGCTCAACCATTTCAGGTCAGCCCGGTCAGCAAACTCCTTTTCAAGAATTTTTGGATGACCAGTTAGGAATTGATCCTTCAGGCGGTGGTATTTTCAACGTGCTCCAAGGCGGCCAAGGTGGCCAAGGTCAACAGGCAGGCGGCCTTGGTGGTTTATTAGGCGGCGGAGGCGGCGGCCTTGGCATGTTAGGTGCGGCTGGTCTTGCTGGCTTGATTGGAAAACTTGCATACGATGAAGCTAAGGGTGCGAAAGGCGTAGATCTCACTCCTTTAGTTACTATGAATGCAGCAGGCAGATTTAACTTAGAAAACGAAATTGCAAGACGTGCCGGCACCGAGCGCCCTAACCCAGTAGAATTTGGGTTACTTCCAGAAGGTACTTTACCGGTCATGAGTGGCGGAAGAGCGCCTACTCAGGCACAAGCACGGCTCGAAGAAGAAAAGACAACAGGAATGCGCTACGGCGGTCCTGTCATGGCTTTTGCTGAGGGCGGGAACGTCGATGAAGAAGACTTCAAGCGCATGAACGGCGACATCAACGGGCCTGGTACGGAAATAAGCGATGACATTCCTGCTATGCTTTCAGACGGTGAGTTTGTCATGACAGGCCGAGCCGTACGTGGCGCCGGCGCATTCAACATGAAAAACAAAAACGGGATTATCACGCTCACACCAACCAAGGGTGAAAGTAGAGATCGCGGCACGAAGTTAATGTATGAGATGATGGATCTGTTCAAAGAATTTGCAGATGCACCGGAGGCCGCCGCATGATCTTGCCACCTAAAAGGTTACAAAGGTTTCAGGAGGGCGGTGAGGCTGCGATGCCCTATGTCGCTGGTGTAACGCGACAAGAACAACAAATGGACCCCATCATCCAGCAGTTGCTGTTTGGTTTGGGAGGTGAAGGCGGTTTTATACCAGGCGCCATGCGTGCGGCTGAGCGCACCTTTTTTGATGAGCAAGGAAGACCCATTGTCATCCCGCAAGAGATTGCTGGTATGTCGCCCGACCAGCTCGCAGCGATGCAGTTGGCACGAGAGCAGGTCGGCGCTCAGCAGCCCTTCTTACGCCGAGCGGAGGAAGCCTTTCGTGGTGGACTAGGCGCACTTGATGTGGGTGCGTCTCAGCAACTGCGCTCTCAGCAGCAAGCCCTTCAACAACTACAGCGCGGTGCTGGCTTTGAAGAAGCGCAACGTCAAGCAGGCTTACAGCAAGCGCTGCAAGGTATACAGCAGCAAGGGCGTATAGCTACCGGGGCTGAGAGAGAGTTGCGCCAAGGCTTAGGCCGACAAGAACAATTCCAAAGAGGTGCGCTTGGACAGTTTGAGCAAGGCATTGGTGCCGGCTTGCAGACGTTAGGCCGCGCATCCCAACAGTTTGGTCAAGAAGGCCAGAGATTAGGTCAGCAGCAGGCGCGGTTGTTTGATGAGTTTGGACAAGAGATCGGAGGCGCTTTAGGCCGTGGAGCTGCGGCAGTCGATCGATTTGGCCGACAAACCGCAGGTATTGATCAGCGAGCATTAGCCGCAGCCGACAGGTTTGGTCGCGGACTTGGCGCTCAGGGCGCTGAGCTGCGTGCAGGCGCCGAACAGTTACGAAGAGATTTACCACAACAGCTTGGTGTAGAGCAGGCCGCTGTCGACCGGTTTGGGCGACAAACTGCGGGTGTTGATCAACTTGCTCGGGCTGGAGAGCAACAGTTTGCTCAGGGTGTGACGGGTGCTACTTCGGGTCTCGCAGCTTCTCGGCAGCAACTTGACCAAGACTTAATGCAAGCATTAGGCAGAGAGCGAGGTGCCGTCGACCGGTTTGGACGACAGACAGCAAGCGTTGATGCTTTGGCTCGTGCGGCTGCTGGCCAGCTAGGTAGAGGTCTTGACGTAGCGGGTCGAGAGTTGCGCACAGGGCTTGGACTGGCGGAGCGTGGCTTAATAGAACAACGAGGTGCCCAGCAAGGCGCGGTCGGGCGTTTAGGTGACAGGTTAAGCGAGATTGAGCAGCGTGCGCGTGCGGGTACGGATCAATTTGGTAGGGGTATAACTGGCGCCACACAAACCTTAGCCACCTCTCGACAGCAATTAGATCAGCAGCTTGCGCAAGCGCTTGGTCAAGAGCGTGGTGCTGTCAGTCGCTTTGGTCAGGGGATAGGGCAGGCAACTCAACAGCTTCGTCAAGGCATAGGTCAGTTTGATCAAGGTTTAGGCCAAAGTCTCAGCGAGCAACGCGGTGCTCAAGCTGGACTTCAAACGGGGTTAGGTGCAGCGACTCAAAGACTTGCACGAGGAGTCGATCGTTTCGGCGGCCAGCTTGGTCAATCATTGGCTGAACAAGCGCGCAGCCGAGCACAACTCGGAACTGGTTTGGGTCAAGCTACTCAAGAATTACGTTCAGGTGTTGGGCGGTTTGAGCAGCAATTAGGTCAATCTTTAGCTGAGCAAAGGCGAGGTCAAGCACAACTCGGAACGGGCCTAGCAAGGGCGACAGGCCAACTTGCGGGAGAAGTTGGTCGACTCGGTAGAGGCCTAAGCGCCGCCGAACAACGACAGCTCAGCGCCACACAAGACTTTGGTGGCAGAATAGGAGAGTCAGAACGGCTTTTACGCGGGACCACCGGCGGCTTTGATCCCCGTATGACCGATCAATTTTACGACCCCTTTGAGCAGCGCGTAATACAGCAGACCATCGAAGATGCGATGAAGGGTGCCGCTCAAGCAGATATAGCTCAAACCGCTCGAGACATACAAACCGGTGGTGAGTCAGCATTTGGCTCTAGGGCGCGATTAGGTGCCGCTGAGCGACAAGAAGCATTAGGCCGTGGGTTGGCTAAAGAACTGGCAGGAATACGCTCAGGCGGCTTCCAGCGCGCTCAGCAGGCAGCTATGGGTGAATTTGCTCGACAACGCGAGGCAGAAAGAGCTGCGGCTTCAGGCTTAGCAGGATTAAGCGGCCAGAGATTAGGCGCACAAGAGCGTGCAGCACAAATGCTCGGTCAAGGCGCGCAAACTCGATTTGGCGCGGGACAGGCGTTAACTGGACAATTAGGATCACAGGCTCAACAGTTAGCAGCGGCTCAAGAAAGAGTTGCTGGTCGCGTCGGCGATATTGCCCAGCAAGGTTTAGGAGCACGACAAGCCTTAGCGGGACAGCTTGGTACCCAAGCACAACAACTGTCAGCCGCCGGCGAAAGAATGGCCGGACGTTTAGGTGATGTTGCTCAGCAGCGCTTAGGAGCAGAGCAGGCCTTGACAGGACAACTTGGATCTCAAGCGCAACAAATAGCAGCAGGTAGAGAAAGATTAGCCGGTCGACTTGGTGACGTTTCACAACAACGCCTTGGCGCTCAGCAGGCACTCACAGGTCAAATGAGTCAAGAAGCAGCGCAACGACTAGGCGCTGAGCAAAGTTTGGCTAACCGCTTAGCGGCAATTGGTAGTCAGCGTTTTGGAGCGGGTCAAGCGCTCACTTCTCAGCAAATGGCTGCGGCACAAGGACAACTCGGTGCTGAACAGGCGTTACAGGGCCAGTTGGGACAAACGGCACAACAACGATTTGCAGCAGATCAAGGCCTCGCTGGGTTACTTGGGCAGCAAGGCGCAGAGCAATTTAGAATGCGCCAAGCTCTAGGAGCAGATGTTGCTTCACGAGCACAACAAGAATTTGCAGGTCAACAAGCGCTACAAGGTCAGCTCGGTCAAACCGCGCAGCAACAATTAGCTGCACAGCAGAGTTTGGCTAACCGGCTCGCTGCGATTGGCGGTCAACGCTTTGGCGCTGGACAGGCTCTGACATCTCAGCAAATGGCTGCGGCACAAGGACAGCTTGGTGCTCGACAGGCTCTACAAGGACAGTTAGGTCAAACCGCACAGCAGCAGTTAGCGGCACAGCGTGGCTTAGGCCAGCTTATGGGTCAACAGGCACAGCAACGCTTTGGTGTAAGCCAGGCGCTTGCTTCCGACATAGGTCAGCGAGCTGGAGCGCAACTTGGCGCTCAACAACAGCTTCAAAGCCAGTTGGGCCAAACGGCTGCGCAACAACTTCAGAGCCAACAGCAGCTTGCACAACAACAACAGCAAGCGGCACAGCAACGCCTCGGTGCAGGACAGCAGCTTGGTGGATTCCAGCAACAGTTGGCAGGTCAGCAGTTGGGCGCGCAACAACAGCTTGCGGGACAGCAGATGGGCGCCGCAGGCCAGCGCCTAGGTGCTCAGCAACAGTTTGGTGGCTTGCTTGGACAGCAGGCGCAGCAGCTCTACGGTGCTGGTACTCAGCTTGGCCAAACCATGGGTCAGCTTGGACAACAGGCTATGCAGGCAAGAGCAGGTGCAGGCCAAGCTGCACTCGGCACGGCTGGTCAGTTGGCTCAAGGCTTTGGCGCTCTTGGCGGTGTGCAAGGTCAGATTGGCCAGCAAAGAATGGGTGCGCAGCAAGCCTACGGCGGCTTCTTGCAAGGTCTTGGTGGACAAATGGCACAGGCCGGTCAGCAAGACATTCAGTCGCTTATGGGCATTGGTGGAATGCAGCAGCAGCTCCGTCAGCAGCAGCTTGATGCGCAGCGTGCTGGATTGCTTCAGGCTCAGCAGGCACCGATTGCTCAGTACCAGGCTACCTTACCCTTCATGCAGTTTGCGGCAGGTCAGACGGGACCGAGCCAAGTTCAAACTCAATACACTCCACCGCCTAGCCCATTACAGGCAGGCTTGGCGGCTGGCTTAGGGGCATTCCAGACGTTTGGTAATTACGGCTCGCAAGGTAGACAGCCATGAGTATAGGTCGCGCGCAAATGGAAGAGCAGATTAAGGGATTTAATGTCGGAGGCATTTCATCGCTAGGTTCATCTAGTCCTAGCGAGTTTGATGTCGATCCTGCCACGCGCGCGGCTTATGACGAAATCATGAAAGATTATGTGCCCCCAGCTCCATCACCGGCGCCAGCGCTAGAAGATCCGTTTAGTGCTTACGAAGAAAGAGTGCGATCAATTTATTCACAGCGCCAACCTATTGGCACTGACGATATCTCGCAACGGGTTCAGGAGCTGTCAGCTATTTTTGGTCGCCCTCAAAGACAAGCGAATCTCTATGATCTTGCTGGGGCTTTGAGCAAGGGGCTAATCCAGCAAGCGCAAAGCGGTCGCCCTTCCTCGATTGGCTACGGCCTCGCCATGGGTTTTGATATTTTTAATGAGGCACAAAACAAGCGCCGAGACATGGCTCAGAAGCTAAAGCAAGAATTAGCTATGATGGCGTACGACCAGCTCGAAAAAGAAAGAAAAGAAAAAATGGCTGTAGAACAACAGCTTGCAGAGGCAAATTTAGAGTTATTGTTAAAACAGATGGCTCAAGGCAACCAGTTCTTCCCAGGAAAAACTGAGCGTGCAGCCGCATTAAATTATATTTTGCAGGCTGAAAAAAATCCGTCACTAAAAGAGACGGACGAATATCGAGTCGCACGAGCACTTATAGAACAACCACGAAGGTCGTATCAACAAACCGAGCAGGGCCTGATAGAAATCGAACAGCCCGGCTTGAATATAGATCGAATTTTTAGTCGCGGCTCGGGGGCAACAACGCCGACCGCTCCGCTAATTGAAGGGTATACTTTTACGGGTCAATACAAGGATGGCAAGCCGGTTTACCGTAATAACACGACTGGCGCTTTAGCGGTGAATGAATAATGCCTTTACGTGAATTAACAGAAAACGAAGTTGCTCAGCTAGGGTCAACCCCAAGCCCATCTCCTGTCGCAACAGTGACAAGCGTGCCTGGCGCAGGCAAAAAAAAGAGTCCGTTCACAGAAGGCCAGACAAAGGACGCTGGCTTTGCCGTGCGCATGTTTTCGGCAATTGATTCTATGGAAAACCTTACAAACGCTGGTTTTAATCCGACCAATTTGTATGACGTGTTAATAGAGAATTTTCCGCTGATACCTGATATCGCAGAGAACTATCTTTTGTCTTCTAAGTATCAGCAGTTTCGTCGTGCGGCGAATGATTTTGCACAAGCACAGTTGCGAAAAGAAACGGGTGCTCAAATCAATGAGTCGGAAATGGACATGGTAAATATGTTGTATATACCTATGCCAGGAGACACTACAGAGACCTTACAAGCTAAAGCCGATGCAAGACGTGATGCAGCGGCAGCTATGAGAGCGTCGGCAGGAGAGGCTTTTACAGAAGCACAAAAAGCAGTGGATAAATCGAGGGATAACAGAGTGAGCATTGGCCCCGATCAAGCCATGGCTGAGCTTTTGAAGCGAGCAGAAAACGACCCAGAGCTACGGGCGCGCATGAGAGAGAGGGGTCTGATCAATGAGTAATTCAGCTTTTGAAACATTGAGCGATGATGTGCTCTTAGAAATGGCAAGCCCTAAAACACCCAATCCGAGCGATTTGGGTTGGGATGAAGAATTTCTAATGGATATAGCTCAGTCGAGACTTGAGTCTCAGATTGATACTAAGTCTGGAGCTGACGCTGGGGTGCGTGCTCAGGTAGCTGCGTCACAACGTCCCGAAGATCGATTAATGACTTTGCGCAAATTTTTCCCAGACGCTGTGCCCGTTGAGGTTTTTGATCCTAAGTATGGCGCCTCAAAGTATGGCAGGGGAAATTTTATTTTTACCAATCCCGAGACAGGCACACTCACTTTGTTTGATGAGGACGTGCGTTTATTCGGTGTCCCTGTCCCTACTTTGGGTGATGTGGCTGACGTAGGCCCAGAGATTGCTGAGACCGTTGGCGGATTAGCCGCTGGAAGTCTCGCTGCGCTAGGAGCTGGCACTGCTGCTGCTCCGACTGTGGTTGGGTCCGTGCCCGCTGCCACCGCTGCTTTTATTGCGGGTGAGGGCATAGGAAGCGCGGGAGCGCGAGAAGGCTACATAAGCATCTTAGATTTTTTTGGCGAAACAGAAGACAACCGCACGGGTTTAGAGCGGCTTGTAGATTTTGGAACAACCGCAACCCTAAACGCGGCGGCTGGACCGGTCGTGAATAAAGTTTTACAGGGCGTGAAACATGTTGCTGGTGCGCCAATACGTTATGTAACGAAAAGCCTTTCGACACCCGCTAAGGAGGCCTTGGAGCGCTTTAATCGCGCCGGTGTTACGCAACCTACCGCTGGGCAGGTTACTGGTAACCCCTTGTTTCAACTTATTGAAAACTCCGCTTTAGCATTGCTCCCATCCTCTACGAGAGTTATGCAAGAAAACGCGCAGCGAACACTCATTGAGTTAGAAAAAGCAGCGGCTGACTTAGCTGAAAAGTATGGCGGGCGTCGTACTTTTTCTGAAGCAGCAGAGCGCACTATGGGCGCCGCACAAGCTGCACGGGCACGCTATGATAGTGAAGTAGGCGCTATGTATGACGCTGTGAGAGAGCAAATGCCACCCGGCATCAACTCAGCAGCTACTAATACACAAGCGTTTGTCGATCGATATTTAGCCGCCAGTAAAACTGCCACCGGTGAGCCTGAACTCAATCCTGCTTTACAACAAGCGTCTTTGGTTTTGAAGGATGCTGCTGACGGCAATTTGGATTTCGGTCGTCTTCAAGCATTCCGATCGAGTCTTCAACAGACGATTAGAAACGCTGAGTCTCAAGGTGCTTTGACTCCTCAAGACAGAAAGATCAAAGAGCTAATAGGCTATGTTACACGCGATCTTGACTCGCTTGTTGAAGAGGCTGGGTCGCGTCAACTTGACTTGTTTGATGAGACCGCAGGTCAGCTTGCAAGAGATAACTTACTAGGCGCTTATAAGGCGGCAAATGCTTTTGTCGCTAAAAACCAAGGCAAAGGCGGTGACATCCGGTTTATCGACAAGGTCATAAGGTCGGGTGAAGATGAAGCTGGAGCCGCTTTGCGTTTAGTCTTGGGAGGATCAAAGGAAGGCGCTGATCGGCTCATGGCGCTGCGTAATAAATTTACGCCCGAAGAATACCAAGTGCTTTCTGGCTTTATGTTAGGGCGTATGGGTATGCCTACAGCCGGTGCTCAAGGTGCTTCAGAAATAGGAGAGGGCGCTGCAAAGAGCGGTGCAGAGATGTTAAGCGAGGTTGGGTTTTCTCCTGCGCGCTTTATTACTAACTGGAACGGGCTTTCAAAAGAAGCACGAGAGGCTCTGTTTGCAGGCACTGAGTACGAAAAATTAGCCCCTGCACTTGATGATCTGGTCTTCACTATTGACCGCGTTGGTAAAAATGCAGCAGCAATGACCAACCCTTCTGGCACCGCTAGGGCACTAGCCGCTATGGGTCCCTTTGCCATGGTTGGTGGTGATTTAGCAAGAATGATCCCCGGCTCTGAAGGCTTTGAGTATGGATTGGGATCACTGATTGCTCCTTACGCTTCCGCTAAGCTCATGACAAACCCAGACTTTGTGAAATGGCTTGCGACGGGTGTAGAAAAAGCAGCATATGATCCAAAAACATTTGGTCAGCATATACGTCGACTAGTACAGATCTCAGAGGTCAACCCTGACATTCGTGATGAAATACGCGCTGTGGTGCAGGGCTTACAGGCTGAAACGATTGAACCCTTACCGTTTGAAAACTCACAGTCTTCAGTTGCGCCGGGTGCCATACCAGAAAACAACGAAATGCGGTTTAGGCAAGTCGTGCCAGCAAGCACAGCAGATCGACTACTCCCTAATCGTGAGGAGTTGTTACAGCAGTTAGCGGAGGTTGAGACTTCTTCCACGCCCATCGAAGATGCGGAGTTATTTGCGCCGCTGCCTGACATGGGAGCTTCAGTTCCAAGCCAATTGGCAATGCCGTCCCCGACCCTCCTCCCCTCCGAAGAGGATCGGGAACTGGCTATGCGTCGTCAGGGGATTGCAGGACTGGTGTAGTCGGCTCTACTACAGCCGGCTGCGCCACAATCAAAGCGCCGTCCACATTCCAATCAAGCTCATACCCCATAGCGGAATCCCCAGGTAACTCAACCAACAGGTTCCTGCTGATTAACCGCATCAACGCGGCTTGTTGATGAAGCGTCATCCGACTGAATAAATCGATGACCTCCTGCGCCTCCATAACGGGGCGGTAGCTTTGTGGCACATGTTTCTTCTTGCCAAATAGCTTCACTGGTCTTCCTCCATGATGTGGAATATTTGGTTGTACTCGTTCTCAATCAAGACCTGTAGCTGCTGAATTTTTGACCTGCGACGTGCTGAACAAATCTTATTCAGCTTGTCGTATGTTTCTTCGTCGACGGCCAGCGATTTACGGCGCCGCACTGGTTTTTCGTCTTCCATGGGATCCCTCTTAAATGTTACCCTTACCAAACTTGTGCAACAGTACCATACATTTATGTACAACTTGAAGAATTATCTTTTATCGATGCAGAGTCACTGGATGATCAACCAGCCTCTGTACAAATCCATCCAAGAGTCGTTGCCCGACATTGCGCGCTATCGGGTTAAGCAGGGGGTCGAAGACCTGGGGGTTCTCCCAGTGCGCTCTCACGTCAAACAGATATTTCCTGACGTTTATCGAGTGCCGCTTCTGCGCCGTCAGTATTGCAAGATGCTGGTGGAAGAGATTGATCACATGAAGGCCGAAGGTCTCTTTACGCCAAACGAAGAAGAGGATGAGCTGCGACAGATCCCTGAAATTGTGCTGTACGAAAACGTGCCTGAGCTGTACCGCACTATGTGGTTCATCGTACAGAACGTCCTGAACCCTATCTTCTGGTCGTTGTTTCAACGCGACTGTGCTGACATCTCATCGATACAGCTCGCCAATTACAACGTCAAGGACAAGCAGCAGGGGGCATGGCATCATGACGAGTCGGCTGATCTCAGCGTGGTTGTGCCGTTGAATACGGGAGACTACACCGGAGGTGGGACGGAGTTCCATGGCCATGGCAAGATCAAGCCGCTGCCTACTGGGCACGCGCTGATATTCCCATCCTTTACAAAGCTGCACCGTGGGCTGCCAGTGCAGACGGGTGACCGATACCTGTTGGTTTTCTGGTTACACGACAGGAATCGATTGGCGAATGTGACTGAGCAACTACTCTAAAAGATGGTCGTTGATTGACCGAATCCAGAAGAAAAACTCTGCCGGCGATAGCGAGTGCTTCATCCGGTTTGCCTCCCAGCAGGTGAGCTGGACATTGTTTTTGAAATACCCCTTGGTGGGATCGATGCGATCGATGCTCATATTGAAGGGCACCTCACCAAAACCTCGATGTCTTGCCATGACGTTCCCTGAGAGGGCGCAGCGCCCCTCTTGTCCTTCCCAGAGTTCTATTGCGTCTTCGGTGGAGAGATCCCACTCAAGGCCGCTGTTTCGTCGATTAGACTTCAGCCCAGTTATTGCGTAACGAATATAGTCTTCGTGGCTTCCGTTTCTAATTTTGTTGCGCTGGACTGTTCTACAGGCTTTACATGTTTTGGTCCTGTATTTCCCCGTCATTGGGAATCGATCAATCGCAAGCTCCTGCCCACACACTTTGCACGGTTGAGTCTCTGTCGAATCCATCTACTCCCCCCAGAGCATTTGCACGACCACCCGAAGGTCTCACATGAACATGTCTAGGACAATCGTTCAGATCTAATAATTATAATCTTTTTTATTATTGTCACTTTTGTCACATGCCTAAATTAATTGTATAAAAGTGTATACAACGACACGGAGGCATGAGACTATATCTGTGTCGGGCGGGGATGGCCGCCACTAACCAAAAAGGAAAGCAAAATGAAAATTTTAGTAACTCACCGCGAAATGAACGAATCAGGCATTTTCGGCAGAGACAAAGAGGTCGCAATTGTTGACGCTCCTGACCACCTCGACACTATCGAAGCGCTTTCATACGCCTTTCGTTGGACTAACAACGTCGACGGTTCTTGGAGCAAGCCTCGCACTTTCCAGCTTTCAAACGGCGAGATCATCCACGACAACGGCGATTACAATGAGCGTGTGAAGTTTATCGCAGAGGCTCATCCCCAGGGTTACGGCGAGCGATCAACCTCAGTCGGTGACCTAATGACTATCGTCCTCCCTCGTGTTGGAGTTCAGACTTGGGAAGTCATGCCAAACGGTTTTCGTCAAATCAAAGAGGCCGCATAAGCGGCCCCTAACCTGGGAGAAAAGCCAATGTTCAACATCTACGAGATTTACACGAAACACCCAACCACCGGTGAGGGCGGTTGGGATATCGAGTTCATAGTTGCGTTTAACACAGAAGACGCCGCGACGTTTCCAGGCTGCGATGAGGTGATCATGAAAGAAGGCAGCATGAGCGACGACAAATTCGCCGTCATCAATTCTGGCCTGCCGGTAACCGAGGCAGTCTATAAAGCAATTTACGGAGTGGCCGCATAAGCGGCCTCAAGGAGAAAGGCAATGTTCATACCCGCAGTTTTACGTTCCGACATGGTTAAGATTGCTCAGGCCTGCCCTGCGCCTATGACCCAAGCCATGCAGGCATTCATCGACCACCTCGTGGGTATTGGCCAGTATGCGGAGGCGACTGGAGACGAGATTGAGTTCTTTGATGAGCTGTTTGACGACATGTTTGAAGAGGCTAAATAGGTATTTCAATATGGATTGCTATGTATATTTGGTTGGGTATAAGGACCAGGAGAGTGCTTACGAGTATGTCTGCTCGACGCACGAAGAGGCTGAAGCCATCATGGCAGAAGAGAAGCTCAAACACCCAGAGCGAGATGGGTGGTATGTTGTGTGTAAGGACGTATCATGAAATTTCATGAAATGTGGTGGGGTAAGTTTTTGCTGGCATTTGCCGCGATTGTTGTTTTGGCCTTCGTGTCAGAAATGTCTTATCAGGATGAAATCGCAGAAAGGGAGATGTATTGTGATATGGTTGAAGCTGGCAAGTGGCCTGATTACAAAGGGATCTACGCCACTGAGTGTTCGGATAAATAGGAAATTGGTATGGAAGCGTTTGAAGTTAGCTTTGACTCTGACGACGTTGTACTTGCGGTTGAGGCTGCTGTGGCTACGGCACGTCGTTTTCAAGAAGATGTGGCGATCATGCCAGACTTGGCGGTTGTACGTCTCAGCGAGATTGATGAGCCACCCTTAGAAATTATTCGGTACGTGCCCGATCATTTTTCTTATCTGCCATCCTCCGTGCATATTCATTGAGGGTCTCACCCTCCCCGAACTTCTTCTCCCACCATCGCGCCCAAGTCATCCGACCTCTGGGCGTGAATTCCCTCTGCCGGCGCCAAACAAAGCGAGCAGCGTGATACTTTATATCAGCCGCTAACTGATCCTCCGCAGCACGCTGTTCCTCGCTCATGAGAGCACGCAGTTTACTCACCTTGATCTACATCATTCGGTATTCGTACAGGCCGTTTTTGACGTGCCGCTTGACTATCTCGTAACCGCCAAATCGCGGCTTCCGCAGGTGTCTCAGTTGTGCCGATACGGAGGCTTCGGGGTCACCTGTGGTTTCTGAGAGCTGTCTGAGCGTGCGCCAGCGACCGTCTTTTATCGCTGAGTAGACACGCAGTATTTGCCCACGTAGTCGCTCTTTGTCCCGAGCGGGCTGGTAATCGTCACCGTTGAAGTGCGCATCAAAATCGGGTTCGTGTCGTTCATCTACCATAATTCATCCACCTGGAACTCGACTGGATCGATAGATCCGTACGGTATCCATTCATCCTTCTCTAGACATTGCAGGCCCCGTGCTAGGGCTTGCTCGTTACGTGCATCACCAAACGCAATGGCTTCATCGCTGAGCGTGTAAATGCCATACGGGTAGGGGTACTGCTTCTCTATCGCCAAGAAATAAAACTTATCAGCGCGCAATCCACAGCTCCTAGCGGCAGTTAGGTAATAGGCTGCCTGCTGGTAGTACCGGAAGGTATTGATTGCAGAGCGGAAACCACGCGGTGACGCATCTCGGCAGGTCTTTAGATCCCAGACGTCTGTCCCGGTATACCAGTCCATCCGACCCTTGCAGGGTTGTCCCAGCCACTCAAAGCATACGGTCAGCTCGACCTTGTGCTCTGGCTTGGGGATGTACTCGCGAAGCACCTCGCGGCGCTCCATGCACACCTCATACATCTCGGGCTTCACTGGGGTTCGGTCGCCCACACCCTGGAGCCAGTCGGCGTACTCTTCCTTGCCGGCCTTCGTGCGCCGGTCCACCATTGGCTCAATGACAAACTCATCGTCGAATTTGTGCAGCTCACCAAATACAGTGTGTTGGACGCGCCCCTCAAGCAGCGCTGGCGACTCTGACATGTCGCGCTTGTTGCGCCACTGGTAGGGGCACTTGATCAGCGTGGTCAGATCGTGAGATCGCCACGCCGGTATCGAGGCATATTCCTCGTAGGTAAGGTCTTCGTAAATGCCGGGTTTAAACTCCATCTTTATCCTCGATCAGCTCGCAGATTAAGCGGTTGGTGTACCAGCGCAGTTTACGCAGATCCTCCACTGGCTTGCCTTTCACATCATATCGCCAGGCGTACTTCATGATGTTGCCGTGGAGATAGCCCTGAAATCGATCAGGGCCGAGCACCTCTTTAATCGCATCAATGCACTCAATCGTGCCGTGCTTGTTGTAATGCACTGGCGCATTGACAGCGTCAGCCATTTGCGACAGGTGGTTCCACTCTTCTGGCGTGGCGTCGTCGATTGACATGCGATCAGAAGGGGATGTCGTCGTCGGTGAACGGGTCATGTGCAGGCTCCTCTATCGTTTTGGGTTTACTGGCTACTGGGGTCGTCGCATTGCCGCGCTTCATCGCTGCCTGTAACTCAAAACAGGGCGGCTGTGGCTCACGTCCCATCTCATCACAACCGGCGATGCGGTAACGCAGGAACGCCGGAAGCTCATCGAAGATGTCGCACATTGCCTTACTGGCAGCGCACGACTCACCGCTGAATTCTTTGCAGTATTCTTCGAGATCGAAGATCTGTTGTTCATTCACTGTCGGCAGTTGCCGCAGGTTGTCGTTTTCATCAAACGCGTTGGGTGCGGTGTGTACTGCTACGACCTTGGCACGCCCAGTTGCTGTGTGCTCGATCGATACCTTGCAGCCTTTGCCGCACAGTGTGGATGGGTCGAAGCCATCTTTTTCTGCTTGCGTGAAAGATCGATTGATCCAAGCCGTCACGTCGCGGTAAAGTTTTGACTTCTCGTTGAGTGAAGCAGTGTACCCAGTCATCACACCCATTGGCCTGCCATCGCTCATCTTGCACTCTGGCAGCTCCCAAAACAGGTATATTTGATGACGGTTTTTCTTTTCGCCTTGATACTCCTCCTCCGCAGTACCGGCGTCAACGACGCGATAGCAGATGGCTTTGTGCGTTCCGACCGGAGGCACTTCGTATTCGGCTTCACCGCCGCCGACAGAAAGTTTCATTCCCATGGTTAATCTCCCTTGATGGTTTATACAAACGTGCACTAGTATACACAGCATCGAAGGGGGTACAACATGGCAATGAAGATAAAAAGTGGTTCTAAAGATTACTCCCGTCCGTTAAGCAATGACTTACATCGTGAGTTCCTAGATTTCATGCAGTCTCTGGGCTGCGAGCCTGACCCAAAGAAGGGCTTGGTTACTGGGGGAGAGATTGGTCGTGCTTATGTGTTGGAGGACGGTAGACGCAAGTCTAAGGCGTGGTATCAGGTGTGGTTCGACCAAGAGCGCCCCTACGGGCACGTTTCGCGGTATGACCTTGGCAAGTTGGGCGATTGGAAATCGGAGAATAGTTCTCGCAAGCGACTTACGCAGGCGCAGAAGGATGAGATTGAGCGCACCAAGGAGCAGATAAAAATCCAGCAGGAGCTGGAGCACAGCAAGGCGTCTAAACGAGCGACGTCGATGTGGGACGGGGCACTGGCTTGTGACTTGCACCCCTATCTCGAATCTAAGCACGTTTCTTCTCATGGTTTGCGGCAGTACAAGGGGATGCTTGTCATCCCCGCGTACAACGTGGAGGGAACCATACAGACGCTACAGTTTATCGCGGACGATGGGCAGAAGCGTTTCCTCACCGGCGGTAGAAAGAAGGGTGGCTTCTTTGTCATTGGCAAGGAGCTAATCCAAGAGGCGCATACGATCAATTATGCCGAGGGCTACGCCACGGGCGCCAGCTACTACGCTGACCACAAGCAACCCGTCATCGTCGCGTTCGACGCTGGCAACCTTCAGCCGGTGGCGGAGGCTGTATTCGATAGATTTCCCCACGCACGCCATGTCTTTATCGCGGACTTCGACGAAAGCAAAACGGGTGAGCAGAAAGCGGTAGCGGCGGCGCAGGCTATCAAAGCACGCGGCGGACAGGCTGAGGTGCTTATGCCGCAGTCGGTCGGCGACTACAACGATCACGCGCAGGCGCTGGAAGGCGAGCTTTTGCCGGCGCTGCAACAGGTGAATGTACCCGCAGACTTTAATTTCGAGCGCAATGACCGTGGGCGCATGATGCACACGAAGGAGAATCACCGAGGTGTGCTGACGGTGCATAACATT